GGCAGATCATCAATGACTTTCAGACTACGAGTAACATCCGCGTCTTGGTGATGCAGCCTCAGGCAACCGCCCACGGGATAACCCTAACTGCCGCCGACACCGTGGTATTCTTCGGCCCCCTGATGAGTGTTGAGCAGTACGTCCAGTGCATTGCGCGGGCTGACCGCAAGGGGCAGAACTCTGATAAAGTTACTGTGGTACACATTGAATCCAGCCCCATTGAGAAAAAACTTTTCAAGGCAATGGATGCCAAAGTAAGCGACCACGCACTGCTTGTCGGCATGTACGACAGCGAAGTAAAAAATATTTAAGAAAGGAGTTGCAAAGATTTAATTGCCGTGTATGATGTTAAACCTTGGACAAAATAACAGGAGAAGCAGATGTCAAAAATTGATGATGGTGAAGAAGTTCCAACAACGGAGCAAGCCACGCCAGTAAATGTTCCTATGGACAAACTGGCAAAGGTGTATCGCAGGATGCAGCAACGCATCCAAGAGTTGACCCAAGTGTATGAAAACGAAGTCGAGCAAATCAAAGCACAGCAAGACTCCGTAAAAATTGCACTCAAGGATCAAATGCTGAAGTTAGGCGTAGCAAGCGTACGCACCGACCAAGGCACAGTAGTGTTGTCTACCAAGACGCGCTACAACACACGGGACTGGGATTCCTTTAAGGAGTTTATTAAGGAACATGACGCATTGGACTTGCTTGAAAAACGCATTGCCCAAGGCAACATGGCTACGTTCCTTGAAGATAACCCCGGTCTAGTTCCCGCTGGCTTGAACTCCATGACGGAGTATGCCATTTCTATTCGTAAACCTACCTATTAATTGGAGAATCACATGGGCTCAGTTGCTCTTTTCGACCCCTCACAAACGCCCGCATTTGCTAAGAATCGCGGCCCACTTTCACACATCGCTAAAGCCCTGACGGGGGGCAATGTCGGCGGTGGTGGCAAACGTATTAGCATCAAGGGCGGCGTGTTCCGTCTGATTGATGGCGGCAAAGAAATTGCTGCTGTTGATGAACGCTTCCTTGACGTGGTGGTGGTCAATGCCGCTCCCGAAATCGGACGTGTGTTCTACGCTAGTAGCTATGATTCCACCGCAGCGGCTGCTCCTGACTGCTGGTCTGCCGATGGCAAGACTCCTAGCGCAGACGCTAACAATGCCCAGCACACCCAGTGCGAAGGTTGCCCAAAGAACATTGCTGGTTCGGGCCAAGGTAATAGCCGCGCATGCCGCTATCAGCAACGTCTTGCTGTGGTGTTGGCAAACGACATTGAAGGCAACGTGATGCAGTTGACTCTGCCCGCTACGTCTATCTTTGGTAAGGACGATGGCGAGAACCGCCCCCTGCAAGCGTATGCACGTTGGTTGGTAGCGCAGGACATTGACCCTGCAATGGTCATCACGCGTTTGAAGTTCGATACCAAGTCGCAGTCGCCCAAGCTGTTCTTCAAGACCATGCGCTGGTTGACCGACAACGAGTACGAGATTGCGCAGAAGCAAGGCAAGACCGACACAGCAGTCAAGGCAGTCACCATGACGGTGGCTAAGATGGACAACGTGGCGGCTCCCCTGTCTGTGCCGGGCAGCAAGCCCAAGGCGGCACCAAAGGCGGTTGAGGAAGAACCGCCAGAAGTTGCCGAGATGGAAGCAGTGGCTGAAGCCAAGTTTGGTAAGGCCAAAGCAAAAGCCAAGGTAACAGAGCCGGTTGAAGAAGATGAAGAGCCCGTGGTGCGCAAAGAAGAGAAGAAGCCCAACGCAGTGCCAAAGGCTAAGTCCTCGCTCGCTGCAATGGTTGATGACTGGGACGAGGAATAAGGAGATGGGGCTTCGGCCCCTAAATCATGGCCTATTCAGCACACACCGTTAGTAGGATTGGCAAAGCGCCGAAGACGTTGGGCAACCAACTAGGGCGCTGGGCTACCCATCACGGCTTCTCTGCCATCAAGGTATCCAAGGCAACTGGCGCATCGCGGCAGACTGTTTACAACTGGTTTCACGGCGGTGAAGTCTTTATTGCCTACCGCCCTGCGGTACAGGCGCTTCTTAAAATTTTACAAACTTCCCCTAACGGCGAAGAGGCTTGGAGAAAAACATGCAAGGTATTCAACCTGAAAACTTGAGCAATGAGGAACTGCTGCGGCACGCGCACACAGTTGGGTATGACAAGCTAGACGGGGCTTGGGTTCAAACTTTAGCCGAACGTCTTGCACAGGAGATAGACAAGCGCACAGACATATTTCACGAAGGCTTTGAAGAAGGCTTTGAGCAAGGCGTAGAACACGCGACAGACGACTTCAAATAACCCAAAGGATAGCTATGAAACCCGCTGAGTTTTTAGCGGTGGTTTTGCCGTCTGAGGGTCTTGGACTTTATTGCGCGGTAGAACTCACAAAGAAGAAAGAACATTTTTATGCGGAAACAATTGATGAACTCATACCGAAGATAGACGAATGGAAGGCCGACAACTGCGACATATTCTTTGGCGTAGCCACATTCGACAACAAGCGCGGCTCTGACACAGCCCAGTACATTAAGTCGTTCTTTGTTGACTTGGATGGGTACACCACCAAGAAGTCGGCGGCTGATGCGCTGATTAAGTTCCTGCAAAGCACAGGACTGGATGCGCTTGGTTCGCCGTGGATCGTGGATTCCGGTGGCGGGCTGCATTGCTACTGGCCGCTCAACGATGAACTGCCTGTTGCTGTTTGGCAACCAGTTGCTGATAACTTGAAGCGGCTGTGCAAGCAGGAGGGCTTCATCATCGACATGGCGGTGTCGGCAGACGTTGCGCGGATTTTGCGTGTCCCCGGCACGACAAACAACAAGAAGAAGTACGTTTCGCCACGCCCTGTACGCATAGTGCAGAAAGGCGACATGTTTAACTTCTCGGAGTTCTCTCCGCTGATCTACGAGAAGCTGATTGATGCCGCGCCGCCTATGCCCAGCAGGGTAGCAAGGACTACGCTGGAGGGGGAGCGCCCCAAGGTGGCGACCACCGCTGGTCAGGTCAAGCTGATTCAGGACAGCTATACACTATTTAGTGGGCTTGAGCCGCACTGTGGACAAGTGGCGGACTACATCGCTACGGCTCAGGAGGATGGCAAGGAACCGATTTGGCGGGGGTTGTTGTCATGGGCCAAGGTGTGTGAGGACGGGCAGGAGAAAGCAGTATGGCTGTCTGACATGCACCCGTACCCCCATGAGCGCATGCACCAGAAGATGTTTGAGATCAAGGGGCCGTACCCTTGCGTCAAGATGGATAGCGAGAACCCCGGTATCTGCACCAAGTGCCCGCATTGGGGCAAGATCACCAACCCGCTGATACTGGGGCGGGAGATTAAGACGGACAACACCGTCAAAGAAATCATGTTGGATGCGCCTGTGTCAGAGGAGTTTGATGAGACAGAGCTTGACTCAGAGGATGCGTACGACCCTGAGGATTCGGGTTTACCCTTAGCCCCCAGCATCATGCGCCCGCTGCCCCCACGGGGATACAGCTACGGCGAAAAGGGCGGCGTGTACTGCACAAAATTTGAGGAAGACGAGGAGGGCAAGAAGGCCAAGAAAAATATCCAGTTGGTTCCGTACGACTTGTTTGTGGTTGACCTGCTCAAGATGAAGAACGACCACCTTGTCCACATGGCCGCTGTGCGCCCCGAAGGCGTGCAGACGTTCAACATCCCGCAGAAGTCTGTGGTCAGCAGAGACGAAACGCTCAAGGCGCTGGCAAGTCAAAACGTGGTGTCCACATTTGCTGGGCATGACAAGACCCTGTACGAGTACGTCCGTGCCTGTGTGGGGGATGCGTCCCAGAACCGCAGACCGGTTGAAGTGCCGTTCCAATGCGGCTGGCAACTCAACAACTCCTTTGTGTACAACAACCGCGTGTTCTCACCGGACGGCAAAGAGACTAGGGTGCCCATGCCCGGTCTTGAAAACATCAACCGCAACACCACCGGCAACGGCACGCTGGCTGACTGGCAGTACATGTGGAACAAAGTCTTCATAGAAAAGGTGGGGATGGATACCCACTTGGCGATTGCGCTGGACTCCTTTGGTGCGCCACTCATGCGGTTCACGGAGTACGAAGGCTTCGTCTGGCACGTTGCTTCGCAGTGGTCTGGCACAGGCAAGTCGCTGGTATTGAGCGCCAAGGCTGGTGTATGGGGGCACCCCCTGCGCTACCGCACCGGCAAAGGAACATCCCCTGTTGCAATGCAGCAAAGGGCCGGTCTGCTCAACAGCATGCCGCTTCTCATTGATGAAGTAACCGCTACACAACGCAACGACTTAGAGTGGATGCCCATGTTTGTTTTTGACTTTGCCGAAGCGCAAGGCAAGGAGCGCATGGAGTCTGGAGCCAACAAAGAACGTCTGAACAACACATCATGGAAAACAACCTGTACAACTACTTCAAACGAAAAGCTAACCGACTACATGGCGGGGGCTCGCAAATTTAGCTCCAACGGCGAACTGTTGCGGATGCTGGAGTGGAACCCCCACGTCAAACTGGTGTGGACTACCGAAGAGCGCACCGCCCTACTCAACATGAAGCGCAGCTATGGCGTGGCGGGAGAAGCTTGGGTACGCTGGCTGGCGGTCAACCAAAAGACAGCGGCGGATGTAGTCGCCAAGGTGCATGCGCATTTGAAAAAGGCTTTGAGGTTTACCGATGACGAGCGGTACTGGCATGCGGGCTGCACAACAACGGTGTCGGCGGCTATCTTGCTGCGCAAAGAGTATGCTGGCATACTGGACGTGGAGATCAACAAGGTCATAGCGTCCCTCAAACTGCTTGTGGACAAAGCCCGCAGCGTGGTCAAGAGTAGCGTACGCACGGCAGAAGATGTGCTCAACGCGTACATCGGTGACAACTACGGCAGCTTCATTGTCATCAAACGGCTGGAGGGCAAGATACTGGCCTCGTGGGGCGACAACGGCGACATTGTGGACAGGTCAATCACACGCTCCAAAGTGCTGGGCCGTGTGGAACACGGCATGCTGTCCCCCGGTTACCGCGAGTTTTACCTTGAGGAGCAGCTACTGAAGAAGCACTGCGTCAGCATGAGCTTTGGATATGACGAGTTCAAGACGCAGATGGAGGGCTCGTTCAAGGTGTCTTACATCAAGAAAAATATGCTGGGCAGTACCAATGGCCCGCTGATGCGGGTTAACGTGATGCACATAACCTTTATGGATGAAGTGTTTGATGGAAATAATCTATCCGTGGGCGAAGCTAAGGCAGGGTGAAGGCTTCTTCGTGCCGGGGCTGGACGTTGAAAAGGTGAGGGAGCTAGGTCTTAGAGCCGCACTCCCTCACCGCATCAACGCTCAAGCAATCGTTGGCATCAAGGGAAACCAGTTAGGTGTATGGTTTTATCGGAAATTTCACGTACCGCGTTTGCCAAGCCGATCTTCATCCGCCTGATCTCATCCAACTGCTCACGTTTCTCTTGTGCAGACATGTCGGACGCATTGATTGCGCGCTCGGCTTTGGTCAGCATGTTCATGTTTGACTTGAACACATCCGATATTTCCGCCTGCATGTACTCATTGCCGCGCCGCTCTAGCAAGGCGTTGGCCTCGGTGATCTTGCCATCTTTCATCAAGTTGCGCACAGACGTACGGACTTGCTCGGCCTCGTTCATGCGCTCGTAGACTGCGTTGATAATGCCGCCCGCATCATTGGGTTGGAACAAACCGCCAACAAGCGGGTACTCAGACAAACGCTTGACTGCTTTCTCTGGCGACTCGCCAACAGGTACACCAAGGCTGACGGCGTGCATGAAAGCTAGACCTAACGTACCTGTGTAGCCGCTGATGAGCGCCTCCAATTTAATGGGAGAAATACCCAAGGAACTGCCAACATACTTTGCGGCCTCGGTGGTGGTGTTGTGGTTAAGATGCACGGGTATCTCGCGCAACTACCTTGCAGACACGATGGCCAG